CAGGAATTTCTAGTTTAAATTTAACGGGATGTGTTAGAGGAGTTAATGGTACTACGGCTGCAACTCATGCTCAAACTGATGTTGTTGCACAATCACCAAGAGGGATGACAGATATCCAAGAAGCAAATTATAGAGTAGATACTACAAGTATCGATACACCTATGACAAGAATCAGTAGATCTCAGTATCAAGCATTTTCTAATAAAGCTTCTTTAGGTTTACCTACTCAATATTGGGTTCAAAGATTTGTTGATAAAGTTACAATGACTTTATATTTAACACCAGGTAGCTCACAAGCAGGGGACTTTATAAATTTCTATTACACAAAAAGAATTGATGATGTAGGAGCTTATACTAATGCAACTGATGTACCTTACAGATTTTTACCTTGTATGATAATGGGTTTATCTTATTATCTAGCTTTAAAATATGCACCACAAAGAGTTCAAGAATTAAAATTATTATATGAAGATGAATTAAAAAGAGCTGAGTCGGAAGATGGTTCTTCTAATTCTACTTATATATCTCCTAAAATATATTTTCCAGGACTAAGCTAATGTCTAGTTTTTCACAAGGTAAATTTGCTTTAGCGATATCAGATAGATCTGGTATGGCTTTTCCATACAATGAAATGGTTACAGAATGGAATGGTGCTTTTGTGCATATGTCAGAGTACGAACCTAAACAACCACAGCTACAACCAAAGCCAACTAATGCAGATCCACAAGCTTTACAAAAAGCAAGACCTGCAAGAACAGAATTTGCAACAGAAGATTTTTTACCTAATAATCCTTTTTCTGTTCCAAGTCAGTCTAAAATTTTAACTGTTAATGCTGCCAACAGTGGGTTAGTAAATGGAGATATTGTAAGACTTAGAGATCTTAAAACTCCTGTAGATAGTTCAGCTTTTCCAAACTCTGTCCCTATTGTAGAAGTGGAATTATCGACCACACTTACAGCAGATATTACAGAAACAGCAACTTCAATTACTGTGGCGGACGCACAATGGTTTCCTAATTCAGGTTATTTTGTTATTGAAAAAATTAATAGCGAAACGGGTATGTATGAAAATGAAACAATTAAATTTAGTTCCGTAAATCGTGGGACTAATACATTTACAATTGAACAAAGAGGGACTTCTGCCTCTTTTAGAGGGCGGTCTCCTGCACCGACAACAGCTAATTCTCATCCTTCTGGAGCTAAAATATTTGGTGGTTGGGAAGCAACTATGGTACAAACAACTTTTGTTAATGACGCTAATACTACTATTACTGAAGAAAATAGTTTTACAATAAGTCTAGATGGTGGAGGCGTTGTACCTGGTGATGTATCAGGTGGTGGTTTGCAGTGTACATACGGCCCAATAAATGATAGAGCTTAATTATGGCATATACATACGCAACACTTACAACAGCAATTAGAGACTACACAGAAGTAGATGACGGAGTTTTTACTCAAGCTATTATAGATGATTTTATTATGTCTGCGGAACATAGAATTAATATTGATTGTCCTATGGATTCAGATAGATTTGTAGACGAAGGGACAATGGCAGCCGATGTAAATAATATAAGAGTTCCTGGAGGAGCTTTATTTATAAGAGGTGTAGAAGTATTTAATGTAGCTAACTCTACTGAAGCAGGTACTTGGTTAGAAAAAAAAGATCAAACTTATTTAGCAGAATATATAGGAAGAGAAACAGGTCCGGAAGGAGATTTAACTGGTCAAGATGTTACTGGAAAACCTAAATATTACGCCATGTTTGGTGGAGCAACAGGATTAACTGACACTACTTCAGGATCTATTTATTTAGCACCTACTCCAGACGTTAATTATATATTTAGAATATATTATAATAAGCAAACAGATGGATTATCGGCAAATAATACAACAACTTATATAAGCCAATACTTCCCACAAGGCCTATTACATGCTTGCTTAGTTGAAGCATTTGGTTATTTAAAAGGTCCAATGGATATGTTGACATACTATGAAAATAGATATAAAACTGCAATACAACAGTTTGCAGGAATGCAACTGGGGAGAAGAAGAAGAGACGATTACACTGACGGAACAGTTAGGATACAAGTCAAATCACCTTCACCGTAAATTAATTAGGAGATAAAATTATGGCAATAACATCAGCAGTTTGTAATACTTTTAAAACAGAAGCTTTAAGAGCAATACACAATTTTACACAAGGTGGAAATACTTTTAGACTGGCATTATACACAAGTTCAGCAACATTAAATAAATCAACAACTGCGTATACTACATCTAACGAAGTAGCTAATGGTAATGGTTATACTACTAAAGGAGCGGCGTTAACAAATGTAACACCTGCTTTATCTGGTGACACAGCTTGTTGTGATTTTGCTAACATTTCTTTTACATCAGCTTCATTTACAGCTAACGGTTGTTTGATTTTTAATGATACAGCTGCCAATGATCCATCAGTTTGTGCAATTGCATTTGGTGGAGATAAAACTGTAACAAGTGGAACTTTTACAATAGAATTTCCAGCAGCAGACGCATCTAACGCTATACTTAGAATAGCATAAGGAGTTACTCCTTATGTCGGTAATTAGAACCTTTACAGTAACGGTAGTTGGTGGTAACCCATCTAATCATCCGTACCACAACTTTGGTTCTTCTAATAAGTATGCAATTAACGGTTCAACTGCGACTGCAGATGTAACTTTATATATTGCTGAATCTGGAACATATAAATTTGATCAATCAGATAGCTCTAATAGTAATCACCCATTAAGATTTTCTACAACCGCAAACGGAACTCACTCTGGAGGCTCAGAGTATACTACTGGTGTAACCACAAATGGGACACCTGGACAGGCAGGAGCGTACACACAAATTACTGTAGCTGCCTCTGCTCCAACTTTATATTATTATTGTACTAATCACTCTGGAATGGGTTGGACTGCAAATACTCCAACTGCAAATACTTGGAGTATGTTTACTTGGGGGTTAAACAATTGGGGTGAACAAGGTGAAATCACTACAACTCTTACTGGACTTTCAAATACATCGGCTATTGGTTCACTTACAACTGAAATTGTAGAAAGTGTAGGTTGGGGATCTGATTCTTGGGGCATAGAAAACTGGGGTGCTTCCGGTTTATTGGTACCAGTAACAGGGGTATCAACTACATCATCTGTTGGATCAATTTCACCAATTCAAGAAACAGTTGGGTTAATAGGAGTATCGGCAACTTCTGCAGTAGGTTCACCAACTGCAAGATCTGATATTTCATTACTAGTAACAGGAGTATCGGCTACATCATCTTTTGGTGCAATTTCACCTGCGTTGCTTCAAACAGTAAATTTAACAGGACTTGCAATGACTTCTTCTGAAGGATCTATTGCACCTATATCAGATGAAGAGGTAGGACTAACAGGTCAATCTACAACTGTTACTTTAGGGGGTTTAATTATTTTTTCAGGAGCCACTTTAACACCGGCAGGAACTGGTGCAACTTCTGCTGTAGGTTCATTAGAGGTAACTTCAAATCCTTTACCATTTACACTATCTGGAGTTTCAGCAACATCTGCAGTAGGTTCAATATCACCTGCTGATGTAATAGAATTAACAGGCGTTTCGGCAACTTCTACAGTAGGGTCTTTGACAAGCGACATTGGACAGATTTTAACCGGAGTATCAGCAACTTCTTCTGTAGGATCTGTACTTGCAGGAATAGGGGTTTCATTAACAGGATTATCAACAACATCATCTGTAGGTGCAATTTCACCTAACGATGTAATGGGATTAATAGGGGTAGAAGCAGTAACTAGTGTTGGCAACGTAGGAACTCTAGGATATAGACATATTACAGCAACACAAAGTGCTGGTTACACAACTGTAACTCATGCTTAAAAACCGTTGACTTTATGAATATAAGTAATATAAATTAAACATCTAATTAGGAGAACAAAATTATGGCATCCACTTATACAAACCTTGGTGTAGAGCTAATGGCAACCGGCGAAAACGCTGGTACTTGGGGAACAAAAACTAACGCTAATTTAAACCTTGCAGAACAATTGCTTGGTGGTTTTAAAATTCAAACTTTAAATGCCGCAGGTGCAGGAGCTAACACTACTAATATGTTAGTAGCAGATGGAGCTTTAACAGGTGCCGCTCAGAACAGAGTTATTATTCTTGGTGCAGTATCACCACAAGCAATTACAGGAAACAAAGTTGTAACATTTCCTCTTCTTGCAGAAACTTTTTATTTTATAAAAAACAGCACATCAGGTGCATACACAGTACAGTTAAAAGCAATCTCTGGTTCAGGAGCCACAGTTACTTTTTCAGCAACTGACAAAGGATATAAAGCTGTATATCTTGATGGTGTTGCAACTAACACTGGAGTTATTGAAATACCTTTATCTCCAGCAGATGGTGTTACACTTACAGGAACACAGACTTTAACAAATAAAACTTTAACAGATCCTATTTTAAGTCCCACTGCAACAACAGCTGGTAAGGTAGAATTTTTAGAAGGTACAAACAATGGTACAAATAAAGCAACTTTAATAGGTCCTGCTTCAACAGCAGATGTTACACTAACATTACCAGCATCAACTGACACATTAGTTGGTAAAGCTACAACAGATACTTTAACAAACAAAACAATTAATGGTTCACAATTAATTAATGCAACAGTACCTCTTGCTAAATTAGCTAATGGTACAGACGGTAACATAATTTCTTATGATGCTAGTGGTGCAGTAGTTGCAGTAGCAACAGGAAATTCAGGACAGATTTTAACTTCAGCAGGTTCTGGAGCCCCGCCTACTTTTGCAGATGCAGCAGCAGGTGGAACAGATTGGCAAGCAGTTAAAACAAGTGGTTATACAGCAGTAGCTGGTCAAGGTATTTTTGCAAATACAGCAGGTGGAGCTTTTACAGTAACACTTCCAAGTTCACCATCAATTGGTGATGAAGTAACTATTGTTGATTATGGAGGAACTTTTGATACAGCTAATTTAACTGTTGGAAGAAATTCTCAAAAGATACAAGGTGCGTCAGCAGATTTAACAGTAGCAACAGAAAGAGCCGGCTTCACGTTAGCCTTCACAGATGGAACTCAAGGTTGGCTTCTAAAAAATAATTAAGGAGTTAAATGAGTATATTTAGAACTATCAGAGGAATGGCCATCAGGTCTTATGCAGGTGATCCAGCTAATCCTATTACCGGACAAATTTGGTTTAATACAGTTACAAAAAAATTAAGAGCTAGAAATAATTCAGCTACCATAACGATTACAACGTCTTAAAATTATGACTACTTATAAAGAAATATCTGGAAAATATGTAAGGTCGGTATCAAGTGATCCTCCTGCAGCTTTAGGTACAGGTGAGATTTGGTATAATACAAGTAGCAATACTTTTAAAACAGTTGGTCAAGTATTTTCTTGGTCCAGTGGTGCAAACTTACCTGGTGTTAGATGGAATACATCTGGAGCAGGAACTCAAACTGCAGGATTAGTTTTTGGTGGATCAACAGGACCTTCATTAGGTAGTTTTTTAAATACAACATTTGAATATAACGGTTCATCATGGACATCCTCACCAACTACTCCTATAAGTTCTATTAATATGTTTAGTGCCGGTACACAAACAACTGCAATTGGTGGTGGTGGACTAGCTTCATCAGGATCACAGAGCACTTCAGCGTTTACATTTAATGGTTCATCTTGGACAGGAATTACAAATACACCTTATGACAGTAAAGGTGCAGGTGGTGCAGGAACAAGTACGGCAGCTTTAATATATGGAAGTGATGTAGGTCCTTCTGATAACAAGGCAACAAGGTCTTGGAATGGGTCTTCATGGTCAACTGAAGGTAATTTAAGTGATTCGTTTGCAAATGGTGCAAGTGGTGGCCCTACAGAAAATTCAGCTTTTGCTGCAGGAGCACCTGTTCCAACCACATCAACAAGATTTGAAATATATAATGGTTCAGCATGGGCATCGGGACCATCTATGAATACAGCAGTTAAAAATAATAGAGGATTTGGTTCATCTGCAGATTGTTTATCTATTGGAGGATATAATAGAATTACTGGTGTTGAAAGATTTGATGGTTCGTCTTGGTCGGTAGCAGATAGTTTAAGTACAGGAAGAAAACAATTTGCATCAGCTAATAATAATGCAGGTGGTGTTTCAAATGGTTGGGTAGGTGGAGGAGCAGATGGAGATGACTCAGTTGAAGAATTTAGTGGAGTAGATACAGTGCAAACTGTATCTTCAAGTTGATAATGAACAAAATTTATAATATAAAATTAATAACAAAGGAGTAAAAATTATGTCACTATTTATATACGGAACAGCTACAAACACAGGTAAAGGATTTTTTACCCATCAAGACAGACAAAATTTTTTTCTTGCAGGACACCCAGAAAATGTATGGGTTGTTGGCAATAATGAAAAAGGAGCTGTATGGTTAGCTAGCAAAGGTGGTATTCAAAAAACAAAAACAGAAGCACAGGCTATTGTCGATGCAGCAGTAACTGCTTCACAAGAAGCATGGGACGCATCATCGGATGATGAAAAAGCAACATTAAGTAGACCATCAAATATAGTATTACCTTAAGGAATTTATAATGAGCGACTACAACGTAATTGCAGGACTAAAAATTAAATACCTATCTGCAGATCCTTCAAATCCAGAAGACGGTCAGGTATGGTACAATAGTTCTTTAGGCAAAGTACGTGTTGAAGGGGTTGTAGGAACTGGAGCATGGGCTAGTGGTGGAACTTTAGGTTCACCAGGAACAACATCATCAGCAGGAACTCAAACTGCAAATGTAATTATGGGTGGACAAAGACCTGGTAACACATCCAATGTTGAAGAATATAATGGAGCATCTTGGAGTGAAGTAAATAATATGCCATATTCGGCAGGTAATCTTTGTGGAACAGGAACACAAACAGCTGCACTAGCATTTGGTGGTTACCTTAATGTAACTACAACAGCAGAATATGATGGAACTAACTGGACAAATACTGGAGCTTTAGGAACAGGTAGAGAGTTGATGGCTGGTATTGGAATTCAAACAGCAGCTTTAGCAGCAGGTGGTTATGTTAGACCATCAACTAATACAACAGCCGTAGAACAATATAATGGTTCTTCTTGGACAGGTGCACCTAGTTTAAACACAGGATTATATGGTCGTACTGGTAATGGAACTACCGCAGCAGGTTTAGCATCAGGTGGTCAAACAGGATCAACATCAAATGCTGTAGAAGAATATAATGGTTCATCTTGGACTACTGTTAATGCTAGACCTTATGCAGCAGGATCAGCAATGGGTTCAGGTACTCAAACATCAGCTTTAAATTATGGTGGAAATCCAGCAAGTCCACAAAAAACCACTGTAAAATATGACGGAACTAACTGGTCAACAGAAGCTAATATGGCAAATAATAGATCAATGGGTGGAGGATCACCTTCTGGTACTTCTGGTTCAGCTTTAGCTTCAACTGGTTCAGGTGCAGGTACAGCAACAGAAGAATTTACAGCCCCTAGTGGTACTGCAAACATAACTTCAAGTTAACTTGACTTATAACTTTAAGTAGTTATATTAAACTTATTCAATGAAAGGAATACACAATGACTGAGAAAAGAAATATACATGCTCTAATAGAGAAAGAAGCTCCTAGCTTAAATAATTTGCTTGACCCCAATGACGTACAAGAATTTAAAGAACTAACAAATGAGCTTAGAGATACTTGGACTAAAAAACAAGTGTTCAGAACTGAAACAGAAATGAGAATGTCTGTTCTTCAAGACGCTAAGTACCCAACAAAAGCTTCAAAGTATTGGCAATGTGTTAGAGAACAAAATGTGTTTTTAGAAAATTTAATGACACTTTCATTTGATGCTAGACGTAATGAAATTAAAATAAAAAGATTACAAGAAAAATTATTAACAGAAGAAGATCCTTTAAAAAAAGAATTATTTCAAATTGATATAGATGAGAAAATTTATTCTGTTGCTAATATGCAATTAATAGCTCGTGATAGAATGAGAGAAATTAAACTATGGTCTACATTAAAAAAAGAATTTAATGATGGTTCGTTTGATGACAAAGATGTTAACACTCATCAACTAGATTCATATCATTTAATAATGAAGAATAAAGCAGAGACATTAACATCAGGCTCATCACAGCCGGAAGTGTTTAATGTATTAGGGCAATTACAAACAATAGAAAGAGTTAAAAAATCAGGAGAAATGATCTATAACAAGAAAGAGAAATTGACTAATGACCTCGGAGCCAAACCAGAATAATTTTAAATTTAATGTATGTCCTTTAGGGCAAACTGTTTTAAAGTATCAAGTTCCTCTTGATATATTTAATACTATTAATAATATTTATGAAACAAAATATCAAACATTACCTCTAGCTAATAAACAGTTAATTGGTAAAATTGAAAAAGAACATAGTTTATTTTATCAAGGTAAAGATACTTCAAAAATGCACCATCACAATATGTTAACAGCTGATGTGTTACAATGGATTGATAGTGTTATGGGTCACTATTTAAATTTCAATAAAATTACAGGTCATAAAAAATCTTTAAACTCTATTTGGATTAATCAAATGTTTGAACATGAATACAATCCAGTGCACGTGCACCAAGGAACTTTGTATACAGGTTTATCAAGTGTTATGATTTTAAAATTACCCAAATCTTTTGGTGTGGAATATTCTTCAAAACATATTCCAACAAATGGTATGCTACAAATACTGGGAAATTCTTCCGGACAATTTGCGTCATGTGATTACGCTCCCGATATTATTGAGAGAGATTTTTATATATTTCCATATGATATGAGACATTGTGTTTATCCTTTTAATGGACCAGGATATAGAAGAACACTATCTGCAAATTGTGATGTAGAATATAACCCAATAATAAATAGAGGAAGGAACTAATGTACGAAAATAGAAAGATCACAGAACCTAAATGGAAAAGTTGGATTGTTCAAACAACTACACCTTTGTTTACACCAGATCAATGTAGACAAATTATTGAATCAGGTAGAGCACAGAAACCACAGCAAGCACAAGTGGGTATAAATAAACCAGGTGGAGGTACTGATACTAAAAAAAGAGTAACGACCATTAGTTGGATCCCGTTTCAAGAAATGGGACATATGTATCAAGATCTAAATACATTTATACAAAAAGCAAATGGAAATCATTTTGGTTTTGGAGATATACAAGTTACAGAAAATGCACAGTTTACAGAGTATCCTGAAGGAGGATTCTATGATTGGCATATGGATTGTGATGTGAACATGGAACATGAACCTCCGGTAAGAAAAATATCAATGACTGTTTTATTAAACGATCCAGCAGAATTTGAAGGTGGAGATTTAGAAATAATGGCACCGGGAAAATTTGCAAATCTTAAACAAGGCCATGCAATTTGTTTTGCATCATTCTTAAATCATAGAGTTAATCCAGTTACAAAAGGTATGAGACAATCTCTTGTCGTTTGGTTTGGAGGCAAAGCTTTTAGATGATTAGAGAAGAATTTTTTCCTACAAGTGTTTTTGGTAAAGATATAAAATTAGATAACGATAAACTGACACAAGACATTGTTAACTGGTCTAATCGAGATCAAGGAGTACATAAAACTAATTATAAAGGATGGCACTCTACAACTGATATGGCATCAAAACCAGAATATCAAAATTTAGTTAATGAATTAATGATTATGTTTAAAGAAGTATTTAAAGAAGAATGGTTAGAATTAAAACCTGTTCTTGGTAATATGTGGGCAAACATAAATCCTAAAGATGGGATGAACCAGTCACATATACATCCAAACTCATTATTCTCAGGTGTGTATTATGTTAAATCAAACCCTAAAGCAGGAAGATTAACAATATTTGATCCAAGACCTGGAGCACAAATAATGATGCCTATAAGAAAAGAAGGTCAACCTCCTAAACATTTATGGAGAGATGTAAATATTGACCCTATTCCAGGACGTATTATAGTGTTTCCTGCATGGTTATGGCATGCGGTTGAACCTAATCAATCAAATGATTTAAGAATATCAGTAAGTTTTAATTTTGTACAACATGGCTTTTAATAAATATCAAGTAATCAAAGGTGCTGTTAACTATGAGTTAGCTAACTTTATATTTAATTATTTTTTACTTAAAAGAGATGCAGTTGATTGGATGTATAAAAACAATGTAACTCATGACAATGGTATGTTAGGTACTTGGACTGACTCACAAATCCCTAACACTTACTCTCATTATTCAGATCATGTAATGGAGACCTTATTAATGAAAGTATTGCCAGTAATGCAAAAAGAAACTGGATTAGATTTAATACCTACTTACTCTTATGCAAGATTATATAAAAAAGGTGATGAATTAAAAAAACATAAAGATAGACCAAGTTGTGAGATATCTACTACAATACATTTAGGTGGTAATCCTTGGGCAATATTTATAGAAGGCAAAAAAGTCTTGCTTGAAATAGGGGATATGCTAGTATATAGTGGCTGTGAACTTGAACATTGGCGAGAGCCTTTTGACGGGAACATTTGCGGTCAAGTATTTCTACATTATAATCATGTGAATGGCCCATTTGCTGAGAAAAATAGATTCGACGGAAGACCTATGTTGGGTCTACCATCATTTGTAAAATAGTATTATAGTGGAGTTATATGTTACAAAAATTAGGGATTGCACCAGGATTCAACAAACAAGTATCAGATACAGGGGCCGAAGGTCAATGGATTGACGGTGACAATGTTCGTTTTAGATATGGTAGCCCAGAAAAAATAGGTGGTTGCATACAGTTAGGGGGTGATAA